TCATTCGCCCTTGATCCACCGACCGGAGCCCAGCCCCATTGGAAGATCCTGCTACCTGCCTCTGGAGTTCCTAACCCGTTCGGGCCAGTCCCACCGGCAACATTGATTTGCAGTCCGTTTGTGCCCGACAAGATATAGCTTGTATCCGGTCTTGGCTCCCGCACGGCCTGCGGATCGTTCACAGGATACAGACCCAGCGACAACTGCGGCTGATCTGGATCCCAGCAGGACTGACAGACTTTGATGTTGTACATCTTGGTCTTGAGAACCTGCTTCCTAAGCTCTTTGAGCATGTACCGCTGCCCGCAGCGATCACACTCAGCAATTGAATATTTACCTGAAGCGTACTTGGTCGCCATTTGTCACCTCAGTAGAACAACTGCCGTGGGACAAACCTGTCAGACGCCTTCTCACGATCTTCCTGCGACGCCAGCAGCCACTGCTGCTCATACTCAGACTTCAAGAACAGAACCCGCTCTGGGGCAACCTCGGGACGCTTTGACGCAATATAGAACGCCAGCCCGGCCACCAGACAAGGGATGAAACGGAAGGGGATGTCTTGGATGTTCACACCAGTACCAGCATCTTGGACGCGGCGCAGTCTCCAATACACGAAGATGTACTGATCGCCGGGGGCGTTGGGTGAAGGCCAGACATTGATACAGGGCAGGTTTGCCGCGACGATTGCCACGCCTGTCAGATGAGCCGCTGCCGTAGTACCGTTCTGGCCACGGTAACAATTCAAGAGCTGGTTGCCGTCTACGTTCCCGTAACCGATTGTTTCAGACCCAATATTGATGAAACCAGTTGTCGAAAGACCGTTGGTTGTACTGAGCGTAATGGTGGTAGCAGTGGCTGAGATCCCGCCATTCAGCGTGATGGTTGTTGCATTTGTGTTGGCAGACTGACGGTTAACCCAGACCTGAATAGGTCTGCCTTGGGCCAGCTTGTTTGGGATGGTCGAGTAGGTTGACTCGGAGATACGGCTGATGTTGATGTCAACCTGATTGATGCCGTTGGCTTGGGTACGGATGACTTGGTCAAGCAGGTCGATCGTATCTGCGGGGAAGGGGTAGATTGGCTGTCCTGTGTTCATGACGATCTGCCCTTGCTCGATCGTCCACAGGTTGATGCCACGGTTTGCCCACTCGATGGTGAGCATGTTCAGACTGCGTCGTGCTGTACGGAACTCATAGCCCGTGCGAACTTCTAAGCCCGCACGCTCATACGCTTCCTCAATGATGTCGTTGAGGTCTAGGTTAAATGCCGCAAGTCCGGATGTAACTGCCATTATCTAAACCCTGCTGTTTTCTTTGCGATGCTTTTTGGTTGTGCCACAAACTGTTTGCCCTTGGCTTTACCAGCACGTTTTGCTTTTGTCGTCGCTGCGTATTCTGCTGATGACAAGGATTTTATGGCGGCTTCTGGCAAATAACGCTCACCCGTTTTAGACGAAGGCTTCCCCGACTTGGTACGCCATTTCTGGTCGCCCCAGTTTTTGAGGGAAGTCTGCGGAGCTTTCAATCTCGGTAGCCCCCGCCAGCAGCTTTATATTTCTTGGCCACCAGCTGCGCTTTTCTCGCGCTCCATTGTCCTGCGCCAGTACCGTGGGTGGCTGCGGCTTTGACCTGAGACACGATCCGCTTACGCAGACTGGGCTTGGTGTAGTTACCGGCAGCGTTGACCCCGCCACCCTCTTTGTAAACCTCGACGTCATTCGGGTTGTCCTTGCGAACAACCGTCTTGCCTTTTGGCATCTTAGACGGGCGCATCGCCCCCATGCCGCGAGAGGCCATCATTTAGCACATCCTTCCACGGGTCTTACCCCGCTGAGCAATGCCATCTGCACGACTGGAAGCTGAAGAGATCTTGCCACCTTTGGCCTTGCTTTCAACATTACTTGGTTTTGAGTTTTTCATCATTTCCAAACCAAATTTCATCAGGCTATCACCCATAGTCGATTTGGTTGTAGGCGCTTTTTCAGCCGTAGCAGCGGCTCTTTTGTCAGCCATTTCTTGTGCGACGTCAGCAGGGATTGGCGAATCAGTACCGCCAGATCTAGCTTCCTTGCGGTACTTCGCAGCTTTTTTGTCGTCTTCAGTCATGATTAGCACATCTTTCCGCGAGTCTTACCTCGCTGAGCAATACCGTCAGCACGGCTGGAAGCGGAGGAACGAACAGCGCCGCCTTTTTTCATATTAGACAGGGCTCCAAGGCCCGGGCCTTTACCGTCAAAACGCCGTGCAGGGGTAGGCGGGCTAGCGTTTTTAGATTCTTCGTAATCTTGAGCAGCAGAAGCGCGACGAGTAGCCTCTTCCCTCGCTTCCTCCAGCATACTTTTTTTCCTTGGGACAGGAGGAGGTCTATTAGCTTCCATAGCCGCACGATTGGCGTCTGCTTGGCGACTTGCTTTCAGTGCAGTGTCACCCAAGCTAGATTTATTGCTACTGCTGGAGTCGTCGTACTTAGGAGCTGGAGTCTTAGGAAACTCCTGACTGGCTTTAGGCTCCGCCTTCTTTGCAGGGGCGGAGTCTTCGTCCTTCATTTTGGTGTTGTACTTCTTGCCACCAAACTCAAACTCTTTGTCCCCTGCTTCACGAGCAGCGCGGAAAGCTTTACCAAATGCGCTTGTTGCCATGATTCGCTCCTTAGCAGGCTTTGCCGCCCTTGCTCATCTTAATCATCGTGCCTTTGGTTTTGCCTTTAACAGCAACACCGTCACGGCTAGGGGCAGCAGTTTTCACTTTGCCCATTGAGGTAGTGCTAACACTACCGCCTTTTTTCATGCCCATCATGCCAGCAGCAGGGGCAGCGGCAGGTTTTGCGGGAGCCATAGCACCACGCTTTTTAGCCATCATTGCCATCATGCCGGGATTCATCTTCTTTGTAGCCATATCACCACCTCTTTTAAAAGTTTTGCCTTTGTCGGCGTCTGAGAATTCTTTGCCCACAGATTGCGGGACTCCTGCTTTCTTGGCAAACGCTGGGTTGTGGGCCACCGCTTCCATGAAATTGTGTTGCTTCTTAGTCTTGCTTGGCATCATCAGCCTTTGGTTTGAAGAAGCCTGTCAATTTTTTCTTCAAGCTTGTTAAACCGTTGGTCAATGTGGTCAGTGACTCTTGCCACTTCTGCTTTAGTTGCTGTATCACGGGCAATCTCCTCGCGTGTGATGTTTAAGAGCCGCTCAAGCCGTTTGACATCCTCGAATCTCTCGCGGATGAAAAACCACAAAGCTCCCATGATGAGAGACAGTGCGCCAGACCAGATGGTGTTGATGTCCATATCAGCATTTCCATCTGGCCAAAGATGCGGCCTTGCGTGTAGGTTTGCCCTTCTCATCCTTCATGGGGCCGGGCATACCTGACATACGTGCGCAAAACGATTTCTTACGGGGGCCACCCTCGGGCTGTGGAGCCTTCAGATTACTGCCCGTTGCTGCGTTGTACTTGGCACGGCCTTTGGCAGTCAAACCCGCCCCCTTAGAGACAGGCAGCTTTTCGCCCCGTCCAACTGCAAGGGAGGGATTTTTCTTAGCCATAAAACGCCACCGAAGCTACGTTTGCACCGTTGGTAATCACCAAGCTTGTCTGCACAAGGACACCTTCGCCGGGAAGCAAAACGTAATTCGTTTCCGCCGCGCCAATCGTGAGGGTGAACAAGGTGGTTGCGTTGTCTTTGACCGCAATCGTGGTAGCAGCGGTAGCGCTGTACCACAACCCCTTCAGGCGAGTACGCCCGTTAAAAGCTGTGGTTGAGCTATTGGCCGCACACGTTGCGCCTTTTACGTCATATTGCATGGACATGATGTCCTCCTAATTAGACGTTTTGCTGGCCAACCAGAGGATCAGTCACGAAGTAGGTGATGTAACCCGCAACAGTACCTGCGCCCGATGTGTTGTCAGTGACAGTCACATAAGACATTTCGGTCGATGGTGCAAAAGTCAAACCAGAAGTGACAACGCCCAGAGACGAGACAGCCAAGCCAGAGGCGAAGAAGTTGTTGTCGGCAGTGCCCGAGGTGTAACCAGTCGCACCCAAGTCGCAAGTGCCTGTACCAGCGTCAGTAATGACTACGGACAAAATAACTGCGCCAGAGGGGAGAATAAGTGCGGGAGCGCCAGAAGCAGAAGAAACTGCGACGTTGGTGCCAGCGGTAGCTGGGGAAGCGTCTGCAATGTAGAACTCAGCGGCCATAACGCCGGAGCCACAATATGCGGTGCGAGTTTGATCGCCGCCACCAGAACGCCAAATACTTTGGGTAGTTGAGAGTGCCATTTTAAATTGTCCTTACGTACAAGATCAGCGCATCAATCGGTACGTCGTCTGCCGGGTC